GAGACGCGGAGACGCGGAGGTTCGCGGAGTTGATCAAAGTCAAAACCTGAGAGCACGGAGGGGGCGGAGGTCCGTGCGGCTGGCGCTGGGCGGGGCTGGCGGGATGCACACAGTTGCGCGGCTGCGCCGCGATTTGCGGCTACGCCGCGGGGAGAGGTATGGAGAACATCGAGCGGGAACATCCGGAGTATGCGGCGCGGAAGAGGATGTGGCAGCAGTATAGAGACCTGTATCAGGGAGGGGAGCGGCTAAGGGCTAATGCGGCTGAATACCTGATCAGGAGACATAAGGAACCGGCCGAGGTCTATCACGAGAGACTCGGGCGGGTTTTCTATCAGAACTATATAGGCTCGATCATCGACTGGTACGCGGCTACGCTGATGCGGCGGGAGCCGGGCCTGGCGATTGAGGGGCGCGATGCGGGCGCTAAGGCGTTCTATGGGCTGCTGGCGGAGAACGCCAATTTGCGCGGAACCCGGCTGAGCGAGTTCTTCCGGCAACGGTTCATCGACGCGCTGGTGTGCGGAGCCAGCTATGTGGTGGTGGACTTCCCGCGGACCGAGACGGCGGCGCAAAACCGGGCGGAAGAAGACGCCATGGGGCGCTCGCGGGCGTACCTGGTGGATTACGGCGCGGATGAGGTCATCAACTGGGATTACGATCCGCGGGGCGGCCTCGATTGGGCGGTGATCCGGACGTCGTGGCTGCGGCAGGCCAAGGTCGAGGACGGGAAGGCCGAGAGGGAGACGCGATGGATGTATTACGACCGCGAGAACTTTCGGATCTTCCAGCGGATCGGCGAGAGCGGGCGGATCGCGCTGGTGGACGAGGGGCGGCACGGGCTGGCGGGGTTGAAACAGGTGCCGGTCTTCGAAGTGACGATCTCGGACGGGCTGTGGCTGATGAACAAAGCCGCGCTGTTGCAGCTCGAACACTTCAATAAATCGAATGCGCTTTCGTGGGCGCTGACGATGGGACTGTTCGCGATGCCGGTGGTGTACTCGGACCGGGAATGGAACCAGATCGTGGGGGAATCCTACTACATTCAACTGGGGCCGGAGGACAAGTTCGGGTGGACGGAGCCAGAGGGGAAAGTCTACCAGATCGCAGCCGATAATCTGAACCAATTGAAGGACGAGATCTACAGGGTGTGCTACCTGATGACGCAGGCGGGAGGGGGCGGAGCGGGAAGCGCGAGCCAGACGGCGTTGAGCAAACAGCTCGACTTCCAAACCACGGAAGAAGTTCTGCGGGCCTACGGAGACAGCCTGAAAGGCACGATGCGGCAGGTGCTCCAGGCGATCGCGGGGGCGCGGCAGGACGGGGTAGAGATCAGCGTATCGGGGCTGGACGAATTCGACATCGCGGACCTGGGGAGCGAACTGGACAACGCCAAGAAGCTGCTGGATCTGGGGGTGGGATCGGAAACGCTGAAGAAGGAAATCTACAAGAGACTGGCGCTGCAATACCTGTGCGACGCACGGCAGGAGGTCAAGAACCAGGTGGTGGACGAGATCGAGAACGGGTGAGAAGGAGAAGGCCATGGAAGAAGTGGACATTCAGGGAATCGTGCGGCGGGCGATCGAGGAATTTGTGAGCCAGGAGCAGGTGAAGAACGAACCGGCCCACAAAGCGGAGCTGCAGGAAGAGCGGCGCCGGCGGGAGCAACTCGAGCGCAAGCTGAACGAAGTCATCGCCGAGAGCCAGCGCAACCGGCAGATCGCGGAGGAGGCGGAGCGCAGCTCGACGGTGAAGAGCGAACTGCAACGGCTGGGAGTGGCCAAGATCGATTTGGCCTATAAAGCCGTACAGGACGCGGTGGAGCGGACCGAGGACGGGCGGCTGGTGGCCAAGGGGGAAGCGGGCGATGTGCCGTTGCGGGAATATTTGACGGCCTTCGTGAACGAGAATCCGGAGCTTCTGCCGGCGCGTATCACCGGAGGGTCGGGGACAAATCCGGCGCTGAAGGCGACACAGGCGGGGAGGGAAACGGTGAGCCTCGATCAGATCCGTCCGGGAATCAGCGCGGAAGAGATGCAACGGGTGCGAGAGGAGATCGTGCGCGTGGCGTCGCAGACGCTCAGAGGGATGTAACAGGAGAGAAGAGGAGAATCAATGTCAGGAGCAATCACTTCAACTAACGTCGCAAGCGCGATCGTAAAACTGGTGGCGGCGGACGCACTGCCGGTGCTGGTCGGGAACCTCGTGATGGGGAACCTGGTGAATCGCGATTATGAACCGGCACTGGCCAACGCCGGGGACACCATCAACGTAGTGCTGCCGCCCACGATGTCGGCGAACAACATCGTAGACGGCACGGGTTCGGTACAGCCGCAGAATCCGACTCTGACCAGCGTACCGCTGGTGCTGAGTTCGCACGTGGAATCGACATTCCAGCTCCCGGACGTGGTCAAAGTGCTGGCGGTACCGGACCTGCTGAAGGTCTACATGCAGCCGGCGGTGGCGGCGATCGCGGAGAGGATCGAGAGCGACCTGCTGAACCTGTACGCGGGATTCACGACGAATGCGGCGGTGGGGACGGCGGGGAGCCCGCTGACGGAAGCGACGATCGACGCGGCGGAGACGGCACTGTTCATGTCCAAAATTCCGGCCAGCGAGCCGCGGTTCTTCGTGGTGAACGCGCAGGCCTACTCGGCGTGGCGGCAGATTCCGCTGTTCGAGGAATTCCAGACGGCGGGGGCGGCGGGATTGCAGACGCTGGTCAATGGAACCATCGGGAAGTTCAAGGACTTCTTCGTGTTCCGGTCGCAGTTCGTGCCGCAGACGGGGACTGGCACAGTGAACACGCACAACCTGGCGTTCACGCGGGATGCCATCGGCCTGGTGATGCGACGGCTGCCGCAGCCGCTGCCGGGGACGGGAGCGATCGCGGAATATGCCGAGCTGGGAAATTTCGGCATGCGGGTGGTGATGAGCTATCAACCGAACACGCTGGCACAGCAGTTCACGGTGGACGTACTGTACGGGTGCGGCGTGCTGCGGAACGGGGCGGGCGTGCAGGTCAACACGTAGGTCGGGGAACGGGGCATGCGGGGCATGCGGCAGCAAGCTGGGCCTTCGGCCCTAGACTGGGCAAGCTAAAGCATGCCCCACGGGAGGGGATATGGATTTGAAGGCGTACTACCAGAAGATTCACGCGCAGGAAGCGAAGATCGCGGAGGATTACCCGGTGGTGGTGAGCGTGGCCACGGGGGACGGAAGGAAAGAGGGCGTCCCGGCGGAGGTCACGCGGGCAATAGCGGCCAGGATGATAGTGGACGGCGCGGCGCGGCTGGCGACGGCGGAGGAGGCGAAGGCCTTCCGGGCGGCGCAGGCGGAGGCGAAGCGGGCGGCGGCGGAAATCGCGGCGGTGTCCAGGGTGAAACTGGCGGTACTGACGAAGGCCGATTTGGAAAAACTGAAGGCGTAATCCGATGGCACTCTTTGTGGACGGTCCGATATCGTCGATCGAAGAGCTGGCGGCGCAGGATTCGCAACTCCTGGACGTGGCCAGCACAGAGGGGATCGACGTAACGCAGAAGATGGCGCTGGCACAGGAGGAGCTGGGGCTGGAGCTAGAGACGCTGGTGCCGCGGCTTCTCAAGGCGGTGGTGGCGACGCCGGCTCTGAAACTATGGCACACATTCCGCGCGCTGGAGATGGTCTACACGGACGCATACAACAGCCAACTGAACGACCGGTACGCGGGCAAGCAGAAGCAGTTCGCGGCGCTGGCGCGGTGGGCGCAGGACAGAGTCATGGTACACGGCGTGGGGATAGCGGCGGATCCGATAGGGCGCGCGGCGACGCCGGCGGTGACGGCGACGCCGGGGAACCTGACGGACGGCACGTATTACGTGACGATGGCGTGGGTGAACCGCGAGGGCGAGGAAGGAGCGAGCGCGGTGCCGGCGGCGGAGACGATCGCGTTGAGCACGCTGGTGGTGATGCCGGGAAGCGCGCCGGCGAACGCGACGGGCTGGAACGTGTATGCGGGGAGCGCACCGGACGGGATGACGCGGCAGAACGCGACGCCGATCGCGGTGGGGCAGAGCTGGGTGCAGCCGGCACCGATGGGGACGGCCGGGCCGGGGCCGGGCATGGGGCAGGAGCCGAGCTACCTGAAGGCAGTGGCGCGGGTATTACAGAGGGGCTGATGGCAAACGGACTGGGCAGCGCGGTGACGGCCATGGTTAAGGGCCTGGTCACCGGATCGAACGGGATGAACGCCAACCTGGGCGAGCTGACACTGGCGAACGGAACGGCGGCGGCGCCGGTGGACGCGGCGCAGATCCGGACGGGCAGCGCGGCGGCGGACCTGACGGAGCGCGCGGGGACGGTGAAGTATCCGGCGGTGAACATCTACTGCGAGAAGCTGGTGAACTCGCTCAAAGAGAAATTCCGCAGCTTCTCGGGGACGGCGCAGATGGCGATCGAGGTGCGGTACGCGGCAGACCGGCTGGACGGCCTGCAGGACGGCCTGGAGGTATACGTGGACGCGGTCCGGCAAGTGCTGGAGGCGAACCGCGGGGACTGGGGCAGCGGGATGTTCTACGCAGGCGAGTACCAGGTGTCGTTCGGGCCGGTTAAACACGGCGGAGCGAATTTCATCCAGACGGCCAAGACCACATTCGAAGTGGGAGTGAGCCGCCGCTAACCGCGGGGCAACCCGCGGTCCGAAGCACGCGGCGACATCCGCCTCGGGCCTCGCGGGAATCGACTCTGGCGGAAGTTGGAGAGCCGCTAACCGCGGGGCAACTCGCGGCCCGAAGCACGCGGCGACATCCGCCTCGGGCCTCGCGGGAATCGGCTCTGGCGGAAGTTTGAGAGAGCAGGAGGTAGGGATGTCTTCATATATTTCATCGAACGCGAATCGGTTCTACACGGCGCTGGAGAGCGCCTACGGGCAAGTGGCGGCAATCACGGCGGGGAACCGGATTCCGGCGCTGAAGCTGACGGTCGAGCAGCAGCAGGCCACGGCAGACCGCAAAGACAAGACGGGAAGCCGGACGTTTCCGGGGACGCCGCCAGGAGGGCGGCTGCGGACGCAATTCGAGCTGCGGACGTATATGACGAGCTCGCAGGGGGCCTCCGGCGGACCGGTGCACGGCCCTCTGTTTCAGGCGGCGCTGGGGGGCGCGCCGGCGACGTTCGCGGGCGGGACGGTAGCGAGCTCGACGACGGCGGGAAGGCTGGGGTTCACGGCACCACACGGGCTGACGACGGGGCAGGCGGTGACGTGCGGCGGGGAGTTGCGGTTCGTGGCGGCGATCGTGGATGCGGCGACGGTGCAATTGAACGCGCCGTTCACGGCGGCGGCGGCGGGGGCGGCGGTGGGCGCGACGACGACATACGGGCCGGCGACGGAACTGCCGAGTGTGAGCGTGTACGACTACTGGGACCCGGCGACGGCGGTGCAGAGGCTGCTGCGGGGAGCGGCGGTGAACGAACTGGACATCGTGCTGAACGGCGATTACCACGAGTTTCACTTCAGCGGGCTGGCGCAGGACGTGTTGGACAGCAGCAGCTTTTCGGCACAGGCGGGGGACGCGCTGGCGAGCTATCCGGAGGAACCGACGGTGGGAGCGTTCGACTACACGATCGTGCCGGGGAACCTGGGGCAGGCGTGGCTGGGAACGGCGGCGTCGCAATTCTTCACTATCACGAGCGCGCAGGTGACGGTGAAGAACGGGCTGGATACGCGGAGCAAAGAGTTCGGGTCGCGGGTGCCGCTGGCGGTGGCGCCGGGACGGCGGACGGTGACGGCGGACCTGGAGCTGTACGGGATGGACGATGACGCGACCACGGGGCTGTACCAGGCGGCGCGGCAACAATCGCCGATCACGGTGATGTTCCAGTTGGGACAGACGGCGGGGCAGTTGATGGGCGTGTATATGGGGAGCGTGATCCCGGTGGTGCCGGAGTTCGACGATAGCGGAAACCGGCTGGAGTGGAGCTTCCGGTCGTCGAGGGCGCAAGGAACGGTAGACGACGAAATCACGGTGGCTTTTGGATGACGTACGAGAGCGAGCGGCTGGTGGAATCGAGGGTTGCGGAGGGCGTGGTGTTCCGGGTAGCCCGGATGTCGTTCGGGCGGCGGATGGAGCTGATGCGGCGAGTGAGGGAGCTGGCACGGCACATGGAGTTCCTGGAGGCGGGCCAGACGGCGGGCGAGCGCATGGATGCGGCGCTGGCGCGTTGCGAGATCGACCGGCTGTACGTGACGTGGGGGCTGCGGGGCGTGGCGGGGCTGGTGGTGGACGGAGCGGAGGCGACGGCCGAAACCCTGGCAGATGCGGGGCCGGAGGATCTGTTCCGGGAGGCGCTGGCGGCGGTGCGGGCGGAAGCGGGGCTGAGCGAGGCGGAAAGAAAAAACTGATCGTCGCCTTCCACTTTCAATCCGCCAACCAGGCCGGATGGAAGTGCGACGCGTGCCGGAGGAACGGCCTGGATCAGAGGCGGCGCTGCGGATGGCTGCCGCGCGGCAGGGATGATGGGCAAGCTAAAGCATGCCCCACCGTGGTGGTGTGGGCCCGCAAGGGCGTGGCGGTGGAGTGCTGTCCGAAATCGTGGATTACCGGGGAAAGCCAGGCGCTGGTGGAGGAGTTTTTCATCAGGCGGAGACTGGCGAGTTGGGATTTCGTCGAGTTGAGCGCGCGGCAGGTTGAGGCGTTCGCGCTGATCGAGGGGGCGCTCGCGGAGGAGAAGAAAGATGGCCAGCACAACACTAGAAGATCTTCTCGATGAGTTCGGGGCTATAGCACCGGCAGGAGGTTCGGGCGGCGGCGATGCGGGCGCGGCGGGGGAGTTCCAGGCTTTAGCGGCGGCCCCCGAGTCGCAGAACGGAGCGGGTGCGCAGGAAAGCGGCGGCGAGACTTCCGGGATGAGCGCGAGGGCGGTGAGCGGCAGCGGCGGAGGGACGTCGACGGGGTCGATCGCAACGACCCTTTTGGAGAGCGGGCTGGGGCTGGTTCCGCTGGTTGGCGAACTGGTGGGATTGTTCGGCGGCTCGGACCAGCCGCAGCCGCTCGAGAAATACGCGATGCCGACACCGATCGGTTTCGAGGGCGTGGACACCGGAAACGGGATGAGCGCGGCGGACTACGACCAGATGGGGATGCCGAGGCTGGATGCGGGAGGCGCCGGAGGGAGCGACGACGCGGGCAGCGACACAGCGGTCGAGGCCCCGGCGGCGGGGGGCGGGGCTGGCGCGGCGAGCACGGGGGCGAGCGGCGGGGCGATCACGGTGAACGTGCAGGCGATGGACGCGCGGTCGTTCCTGGACCGGAGCAGCGATATCGCACAGGCGGTGCGCGCGGCGATGCTGAACATGAGCTCGATCAACGACGTGGTGAACGATCTGTAATATGGCTACCTTCCCGGCACTCAAGACGAACGCGGTGGCGCAGTATCCGGCGGCGCGGAGCTTCCGGTTCCGGAACCAGGTGTTGCGGTTCGTGGACGGGTCCGAACAGCGGTATC